CACTTATCGAATAGTGCATGGTGAAGTAAAACAACCCTAAGAGTTGTTGACTTGGAATGGTCACGAGGGGCGATAACACAGACACGATGCACAGACCTGTCGCTTCTCTCGGTGTAGAGACTCATCCACTCTCCTATGTGATCTCCCCATGTGTAGCCCAACCAACGGTAGAAGTATTGTGGATCACGCTTTGCACGTTGTAAGGCGAATTGCGTAAAGTCACTCATCATCTATCACCGGAGAAAACAAGTTGGCTACCACACCCAACTTTTCATCTATCATGTGAGCGCATAGTCCCTTTCTTTCCATGACATAGCCGGATCGAGTATGATATCTATCATGACCCGCTAGGCTAGGTAGTTGTATTATGGTAGCGCCATTCTTGTCGCTGACCTTAAGATGATGCAAGTGTCCGTGAAACCACACATGATTCTTAGTGATACCCCAAGCCTCTCGCTGTTCTATGGACATGATAGATGGTAAATTGTTTAGGTTGACCTTATCTCCATGTGTAAAGCCCAACAAAGAGTTGCCGTAAATCACATATTGCCTTGGTTCTGCATTTACTATTACATTGACATCTTTCGCATCTTTGTAAGCAGCCTCAAGGTAGAGCATCAACATTAGAGATGTATGTCTGTCATGGTTTCCGGCCATGAGTATGATCTCAACAGGGGCTACGCTTCTTAGTATGTCTATGTGATCGGATGCTAACTTGACACCCTCCATCAATATCTGCGCTGGTGTGCCGTCCATGTCTTGAGGTGTTCCTTTTGTCGTGCCACCTATGTCGTTGTCAACATGAAACCAATCGGAGCCAGCAGTCAAGAATATTTTTTCGGGCTTGCCGGGTAGCCTTGATAGTAGGTTTTCAGTCTTCTCAATCAACCTAGTTCTTGCATCCTCACGATTATACTGCTCTCCTGTCTCGGATATCCACCCATACTTGCCGAAGTGCAGGTCAGTTGGGGATATGACCAAGGCATACTTCTCCTTCTTCAAGGTCAAGCCTGTTTTAGATACCCTGTGTTTGTATGGTTTTATCAATTCTGAAAACTCATCCTGTATGCTTTTCCTAAAGTTTCTCCATGAGTCAGCATCTTTTTCCATTTGGCGCTTTGCCTCACGTTCTCCTTTGATAACAATCTCTTTTCTTTTGAGATGAACATACTCATCTACTAGAGAAGTAGTTTCCTTAAGAGTTATTTCACCGTCAGTAAATGGGTCCATAGCGTGACGCCACTTCCAGCATCTTACATATGCAGACATAATTGATGGAGGCATACTGTATTCACTAGCCATCTCATCGGCAGACAAGCCACCACCTACATTTGAGTATGATTTCCTCATGGCCCTGTGCTTGTGTCCGGGCATAATGATTATCTCATTATGATTTATGAGAAATGTAAGATACTTATCTTCACCTTCATCGTAGTAGGTTCTGTTCTTTACATCGGGAGCGTTATCTTCATCAAGTATGTTCTTTGGTAAAAAGGAGTTGCCCTTCTTCTTCCACCTGTTGATCGCTATTCTCCAAGCATCTACCGATCTTCTAGGATCTACCTCGTGTAGAAACTGTGCGAATTGTGTCGCATTCGACCAACCTCGCTTGGCATACTTATCAATAACAGGCCCACCGTTCAAAACACGGTCAGAATTTTCCCCCATAATTTTCGCACGTTGATTCCTTTATTAAATGTTGTGTAAACCCATAATTATTTTACTTGTTTTAGTTTATAATAAAAAGAAATACAGCCTCTCAGTAATCGTTTTATCTTAATTATTTTATTTCTTCATTAGCGTGTAAGAAACCTCCGGTAATTTTCTTAGGTGTCTTTGAAAGAATAAAAGAAATAAATCAAATAAGTGCAGTATAACGGTTTATTCTTTTGAATTACGCTGTAAAAGATTAAAAAAATTAAAACGGTTCTACCAACCTTGATAAAAGACTATCAGAATTTGGACATATGGCGGAGCGTAGGCGTTTCTCGTTGTTCAATAGGAGAAACAATCAAAAGACAGTGACATCACAAGTAGTTAGTTCGCAGCGCATACCAACCAACAAATCGTTTTCTGTCGCTGCTGGAATACCGGATATAGTTAGGGACACCGAAAGGTTGCGTAGCGACAATAAGTTTGACAACGAGTATGATCTCTACGATTCTATGTTGAAGTTGGACCCGGAGTTGAACGGTGCGGTTCGTGCAGTTAGCCTTACGGCCAACAACTACGAGTTGAATTACTCTCGTGGTCGCAACGCAAGCATTAGAGATGCGATCCGTGTACTTGTCGAAGAAACACTTGACTTCGATGACTTTCTCATAAACGCCATGCGTGGCCTCATGGTCTACGGCAACGACATCAATAAGATCGTTGGAAGTAGCGGCAGGGGCGTGACCGCACTACAAAGTCTTCCCGTAAAACAAATCACCATCGTTGATGAGAGAGGTGGACCCGGAAAGGCTTTTACGGCAGACGAAGACACACCCATAACAACTCCGGCCACCTATATTCTAAGAGAAGGCAAGATGACCGAGCAAGGTTTTCCTGTAGACGAAATTATGCACATACGCATAGATGCTAGGAGCAATTGGTTTACTGACAACAAAGGCAGAAGGTCTTACGGTGTTTGGGGAGCAAGCAGGTTCACCTCGCTCAAGCAAGCCATACGCATGAAGTATAACACGATGAACAACAGGCTGTCGTTAGAGGATGCCATGACAAAGCAGTTTATCACGATTGAAAGGTCTGCCATCGAGCATATCCAAGATCCAAACGAGCAGTCCGATAGACTTACTCATATCATGGATGAGGTTATCAGTCTGTTTGAGGGGTTGCGTGGAGATCAGATACCCGTTCTCCCACATTACGTCAAACTACACCACGTTGATCTCAAGAACAGCATACCGTCCAGCAACGATTTCCTAGATGCGGTCAACGGAGACATAGCGGCTGTGCTACAGGTTCCTCGTGTGGCTGCTGGTCAAGAGAAGGGCAGCACATTCGCAGCGACATACAACGCAAACCTTTGGGCTGTCGGCGCAATCAGCAGAATGCACCGAATACTAACCGATGCTTGTAATAATCTATTCTCGTTGCACCTCAACCTTCTTGGCATAGAACATAGGAAACAAGACTTGCCTAAGATAGTGTTTGACACGATGGACACAGAAACACCACTTAACACAATGCAAAGAGTTGTTCTTGGCTACAACGCTGGAATACTAACTCTAAATCAATCGTTAGAGATACTAAACCTTCCAACCGAGAGTATGAGTGGCGATGACAGAAAACAGAAAGGTCGATCAAACGTAGGTGAGTTGCCAAGAGAAAACTCACAACCCGGTGCCACAGATGCTTGATTTCTTTTCTCTTATCTTTTATGCCTTCTACGGCATTGGCATATTGGTGTTTCTTATAATGCTTTATGAAATATTGATAAAACAACTTGTAAATCGCAAAGACATGGCACGATTGTCCTCGCCAAATGACAAACTGATGCTCGTTTTCGGACTCGGCGTGGTCTTGTCTTGGGTTATCATCGCTGCAACAGCATCTTACTTCAGCATCGTTGAGGAAAGGGAAATCACCGACTCTCAACTTACTGTCATCGGTCTTCTCGGCGGTCCCGCTTTGCTAATGATAACATCAGTCCTAGACTTGTTCAAAGGCAAAGAGGGTGCTAAGATCAACATACTGCCCGACCAACTTGCATCAGATGTCAACGCAACCGAGACTGAGAAGGAACATATTAGGATTCTTGAGAAGGCTCGCATAGACCACGAGTTAAAAATGGAAGAAATGCAGAAGGCGCATGAATTAAAGATGGATGAATACATCACTACTCATGACAATACAGACTTGGCAGACATTCAAATAACGGAGAAGAAAAAGAAAGGAGGAAAACAGTGAATGTCGAAATCCTTTACTTTGCCATGTTCTTTGTGTGTGTTGCCTCTTTGTTGGACTTGTGGCTTCGCAAACGAGGGATCTGAGTGATAGCAGAATCTTTAGTGTATCTTGCTTGTTCTTGCTTTCTTTGTTTTGTGATTTTCGGCGCATACCTGTGGTTTAACGGGTTGTCTAAATGGATTTGGCCTTAGTCGAATATTGTTGTTTGCCGTTTATCTTCGTTTACTTTCTTTCCCTTTTGGCCGGTGGCGATCCCGGCGATTTTCTCAAAATAATTTATATGACACTCCACAAGTCAAAACAGTAAGGGAGTTTACTCTATGCCAAAAAATCGTAAACTACAAAATGCTATTGGTGTTGAACATATCAAGGATGAGGCTGAAAATGCTATAGCCCAACAAGCAGAAGGTGGCGCTACCCTTGCTTTCAAGCAAGTTTCGGTGTCTGGACAAAACAACATAGTCGCAGATACCTCTACAGACACGCTCAACATAGAAGCAGGTGCAAACGTCACCATTACCACTAACGCCTCTACTGACACAATCACGATAGCGGCAACAGACACCAACACCGACACCAACACCTTTAGGACGGTGACCGCAGGTGGAAACACATTGGCAGGTAATGAAACGCTTGCCTTCACCGAAGGCTCCAATATTACGATTAGCGAGTCGGCTGGTGCTGTCACCATATCGGCAGCAGGTGGTTCTCCGGGTGGATCAGATGGTCAGATGCAATATAACAACGGCGGTTCCTTTGGTGGTTCGTCTTTGACATTCACCGACACTGACGGATCTGAACAATTTTTGTTTTCAGACACTAGCGATACGGCACTTGTAAAGATAGAACAAGCAGGAACAGGAAACGCCTTTGAGGTTCACGACAAAGCATCTGATTTGACTATATTCAAAATAGACAATTCTGGAAGAGCGGTGATAGGGAATACTCCTTCTGACACATCGCATTCTGCGTTTGGGTTGTATGTCCTTAGTGATACAAGATTAGGAAGGTTGAGAGTTGGCACAGGCAGCAATTCAGAACCGGGGGTGCATTTTGAGGGTGACAGCAATACAGGTATTAGAAGAACAGCAGAAGACCAACTAGGTTTCATCACCGGAGGTAATGAGAGACTCAGTGTAGGTTCAGCCGGTGAAATTCTGATTGGTGGTTCTGCTGCTGGCACTAGCGGTCAAGTATTGACTTCCGGTGGAAGTGGTTCAGCCGTCACTTGGGCTGCTGCTTCCGGCGGTGGTGGTGGCGGTCTTCCTATACCTCACATTGATATAGATAACCCCCCTACTTTTACAAATCAAGCAAGTTATAACTCTTATCTTAGTGCTTATGGTATTAGT